CTCGAAGACGCGGCTGGCGGCGGCGTCGCCGTCCCAGGGGGTGTCGCGGTCGGCGACAGGGAGGTCGGTGGAGCCGACGACCGCGGCGACCAGGGCGCCGGCCTCGACCTCGGAGTCGGCCTCGGGGCCGGACTCGTCGTCGCCCTCGACGGGTTCGAGGGTGATCTCGGCGTCGGCGAACGCCGGGATGTCCACCAGGGTGAGCGCCCGGATGCGGGCCCGCGTGTAGCGCTCGATGATGGCGCCGGCCTCGTCCTCGTAGAGCACGGCGCCGGCATCGGGGCCGGTGCCGGGGTCGGGGTCACCGGCGGCGGCCAGCATGGCCATCAGCTCGGCCTCGGCCTCCTCGAGCTCGGCCTCGGTGATCGTCGTGTCGATCACCGTCACGGCCCAGTCGTCCGGGTCGATCGACACGCCCCGCAGCAAGCCCTCTTCCATGAGCCGGACGACCTCGGCTCCGTACTCGCCGTGGGTGTCGATCGTGCCCGACGCCCAGATCACGCCGCCGTCGCGGCGCTCGATCGTCTCAACGGTCCCGACCGGGACCGCGCCGTCGTGGGCGCCGTGGTCCTGCGGGGTCCACCGCAGGGGCCAGGGGCCGTCGCCCTCCCAGTAGATGGCACCCTCGGCGAACACCCGGCCGTCGCCGGTCTGCACGCCCTCTCGGGCGATCACTCCGCTCCACCGTCGCATCGCTCGGCCTCCTGTCGGTCCGGTGGCGGCCGTCACGGCGGCCGTCTCGTCATCGGTGGTCTCGGTCTCGTGGTCGGTGGTCATGCGATCTCCCGTGGCTGCTGCGAACGGGTCGACGGCACCACCACGGGCACGGCCACGCACTGGCAGCCCCGGTGGTCCCCCGGCCAGAAATGCGTCGTCCGGGGGTACGTGCCGTGGTTCTCGAGCTGCGGGTCGTCCCAGTTGCGGAACACCACCCCCGAGAGCCGCTGGTGCGGCTCGAACGGCTGCGAGGGGAACCCGGTGCGCCACTCAAAGGCGTTCATCACGGCGCCTAGCTCGTCGAGCACCGTGCGCACCCGGGTCGACGACGCGAACCCTCCGGCGGAGGACTGCTGGGCGGAGCCGGCCGGCGCCAGCCCCGGCGTGGCTCCACCGACACGGGCGAGGGCGTCCCGCACCAGCCCGGCGGGCACGAGCACCGTGGGGTCGTACTCGCCCTCGGCGATCTCGGCGCCGGCGGAGATGAGCCGCTCACGGGTGAACGTGAGCAGCAGCCCGGCAAGCACGACCCAGCCGGCGTTCCGGTCGTCCTCGGCCTGGGTCCGGTAGTCCTCGACCGCCCGCTCCGCGGCGGCGGGGTCCGGGGCCTGGGCGACATAGGAGGCGAGCACGGCGGCCACGTCGGCCTGCGCCTGGGCGACCCAGGCGTCCCACCGATCCGCCAGCCTTTCAAACGCCCCGTCGAGCAGGCTGTCGGGGTCGGCGAGCGCGGCGATCGCGGCCGGGCCGAGGGCGGGGCCGACCTCTTCGGGTGGGAGCCCGTTGACCCGCTTGCGTAGCTCCTTGTCGCCTTGGACGGCGGTGCGGAGCCGGGACCCGGCCCGGCGGAGCGCGTCGGCGACGTCGTCGGAGGCGGCGACAACGAGGCGGGCGAGGAGCGCGGCTTCGATGGCGCCGAGCCGTTCGCCGAGGTCCTCGTAGGGGTTGGGGGGCGGTTCGATGGCGGCGAGCAGCGCCCTGGCGGCCGGCGAGACCGCTCGGGCCGGGGCGGTCGGCGGGAGGGCGTCGCCGCCGTTCTCGCCTGGTCCCCCGTCGTTGGCTGGGGTCGTGCCGCCACCGGTGCCGGACGACTGGCCACCGCTACCGGCGGTGAGCATCTCGACCGGCAGGTCGGGGGTCAGGCCCAGCTCGCGCATGAGGAGGCCCGTCAGGGTCACGCCGCCGATGCCGCGCTCGAGGACGTAGCGGCGCAGGAGCTCCTCGTCGTCGGGGGCGGCGTCGTCCGGGAACCCGAGCGCGGCGCGCAGCTCGTCGCTGCCGATCACGCCCCGCTCGTAGGCGTCCTTGGCGTCCGCGGCCCGGTTCGGGCGGGTGACCAGCGCCGAAGGGTCGAGGCCGACCACGACCCGGCGCACGACGTCCGGCGGGAAGCCCCGCTCGAGCAGCGCGGGGCGCAGGAACGCTGAGGTAATCCCGATGGCGACCACCTGGGCGATGGGTTCGACGTGCGCCTTGTAGACGTCGTCGGACACCTGCCAGGCGGACCAGTGGTTGAGGTCGGCGATCCCGGTGAGGACCTCGACGGGGAGGTCGAGCCCGTGGGCGAGGTCCTGGTAGAGCTGGTTGATCCGCTCGAGCGACTTGTCGTCGATCTTGCGGCCGATGTCGATCCAGTTGATCTGGTCGAGGTACTGGTGGGCGCCGCGGAGCATGAACGGCGCCACGGCGGCGGCGCTGTCGTCGTTCTCGATCGGGGTGACGAGCGCGTCGACGAGCGTCCGCTCGAGGGGGGTGAGTTCGTCGTCGCCGCCGCCGGCGGCGTCAGGGTCGGGGCCGGGGGCGTCCGGGTCGTCCTCGGGAAGCGCCCGCTGCCCGCCGGGCGGGTCGAGCTCCGCGGGGATGGTGACGATGCCGGCGTGGGCGGCGGACTTGGCGATGGCCCGGAGCACCCGCCCGTAGATGACGAGTTCCTCGGCGGTGTCGAGCGCGGCTCGGAGGTTGGAGTCGGCGTCGCCGGCCCAGCGTGCGTGCCGCCGCCAGATCCGGTACACGAGGGCGTCGGGGGCGAGTTCGCGGCCCCGGTCGGAGGGGGTCTCCTTGAGTCGCACCTGCTGGCCCTTGACCTCGAGCGCGGTCGACGAGTGCACGGACCAGGTCTCGTCGGCCAGCTCGTTGTCCTCGGAGGGTTCGCCGATCAGGTAGAACTCGCCGGCGACGACGAGGTTGATCCCGGCGAGGCGCATGATGCCGGGCCAGCCGTCGGGGCTGGAGCCGATGCGGGCGAGTTCTTCGTCGGCGGCTTCGGCGAGGCCGGCGGGGAGGGTCGTGTCGCTCTTCTCGGCGACGTCGAAGATCTGGACGGGGGGTTCGTCGGGGTCGACGATGTAGCCGGCGAAAGGCCGGATGCGGGACATGGCGTTGCCCATGAACCCGGCCCCGAACTTCACGGGGGCGAGGGCGTCGTAGTAGGCCCAGCCCTCTTCCTGCCACTTCTCGGGTTTGCGGGCGAGCTTGCGGCCTTCGCGGGTGGTGAGGTTGATGCGGCGTGCGGCGGCGGTGATGCCGCGCGCTCGGGGTGGCGTCGTGGGGCGCGTGACGGTGCGGGTCGTCACCGGTTACCCCCGGCCCGGGCCATCTGTGGTCACGATGGCCGCGATCGTAGCTATCGCTCTAGGTGATCGGCGGTGACCTGGCGTGGGGCGGGCGGCCGCGGCCGGGCCGCGCGCCCGGTCAGGGGCGGGCGTAGCTGGCGATGGCGCCGGTCACAGCGCTCGCGGCCAGGCTGCCGGCGGCCAGCTGCCAGCCCCAGCCGTCCCCCCAGGCGAGCGCCGACGCCACCACGAGCGGAGCGATCCACGTGGAGGCGCACCACTCGCAGCCGATCAGGTAGGCGGCCCGGGCCCGGAAGCTGTCGGACTCGGCCTCGAGGGCGTTCTGGTCCCGGACGTGCGCCGTGACGAGGTCGACGGCGGTGTTGCGGTCCTCGAGGCTGCCGGGGTCGAAGAGGCGTTCGTAGCCGCAGCGGCAGCGGGCCTTGCCGAGGGTGCCGTCGCTGATCTGGATGGCGGGGCTGCCGTCGTGCTGGCGTTCGAGCCGGTGGCCGAGCAGGACCTCGGTGGTGCGGTCGCGCCACGGGCGGGTGATCTCGTCGGCGGTGACGAGGATCGTGAGCCGGTAGACGGCGAGGAACGCCAGCAGGAGGGTGAGCGAGTCCACGGTCAGCGTGTGGCTCGAGCGCTGGCGTTGGCCCAGTCCTCGCCCTTGGGAGCGCTCATCCGGCGACGGCCCGGGCGGCGCCGGGGTCGGGCCGCCACCGCTTGAGCGGGTTCGAGCACCCGCAGCCCCCGGCCTTCGTCACCTTGAGCTCGCCGTCGCCGGTCTCGATGCGCCAGGTGCGGGGCCCGCCCTCGGCGACGGCCGGCGTCTCGAGGACGGGCACGCCGGCCCTGGCGGTGGGGTCCCACCGGTAGATGCGGGTGCCGGTGGCGTCGACGAACATCTTGCAGGTGGCGTGGGTGTGCCCATCGATCGTGATCTGGACGGGGAACACCTCCATCGCCAGCAACGATAGGTGCTGGCGGTCACTCGCCGGCGAGCAGCGCTTTAGCCCAGGCGTGGGGGCACTCGCCCTCTTGTAGCCAGCCGTGTGCCTGGCAGTAGCCGTGGTGGTCGAGGTCGCACTCGTCCGGGTCGATCAGGTCGCGGACGATGGCCTCGAGGTCGGGGCGCTGGCACTGGTGGTCGCGCCACATCCAGTCGATGGCG